ATGACAGTTTTTTCAACAACATCTTAACATATGCCACTAAGATACTATCCATCATTTAAAGTCCAAACTAATTTAAACTCTAAAGGAGGCGAATTCACTTTAGATGGTAAGCCCTATACTGGCAAATACTATCTAACTTATGATGGTAGAGCGTTTACAGGGCCTGACCCTCAAATAGGACCTAGTCAACTTTTAACAAAAACCTTGTCTTTTCCTCAGACTCCAGGACTAAACAATCTGCCTATTCCTGATAGCCAAAAGAAAGACTTAGCTTTCAAGACTAATGTAAGAGCTACTAGAATCCCAGGTAAGCCTAATTCATTCTATCCTCAGCCTACAGAAGATGACTACAAGAAAGGCTACGTAATTAGATACTTTACTAAGAGAGAGAACGAGAAAGGCTACGTTATAGAGATATCAAGAGACGAGTACAATTCTATTATAAACGGTACTGCAGACTATGATATATCAATCTATCAAACTACTACCATACTTTGGAAGTTAGTAGGACCACTTAGAAGCGTAAGACAATCCCAATACAATATTATCCCAGGCATTATTGAGACTAATGAGAGATTGACACTAGCAGCTAATAAGACATTCTTAGGCATACTAGAGTTTATTGGTGGTGACTACAGTAAATTTGCTAGACCTACTTTATAATCAAAACCTAATATTTATTATTGTAAATAAAAAAAATGAAAGCACAATTAAATGAAATACAAAAGCTACAAAAGCTAGCTGGAATATTAAAAGAAAGTCGATTTAATGAAGATGAACTAGGCATGCCTTCATATAGCCCAGGATCTTCTGATACTAGTGACTGGGATTCTGGTCTTGATATAGAAATAAAAAGTGCACTTGACGATAAATTAAAAGGAGAAGTAATTAAAAAGTTACAAAATATTGGTATAGATGCCAAATTTAAAACAGGTAAAAAAACTGGAAAAACTTATTTATTTATACCATTTGCAGGTGACGATGCAAATGTAGAATCAGTATTAAGTAAATTAGGTATAGAGTATAATTAATAAAAATATAAGTAGAAGACCGGCTAAATGCCGGTTTTTTATTATACTCAATAGATATATTTTAATCTGTTATATTATTGATATATATTACAACCTAATAACAGGTTGTGTATGTATTTCATCATTGAAGATAAAGAGCAGTTAGAGTGTTTGGAGGTAAGTGACTCTGCTTTTATCCAAGTCATTACTTCAAACGATTCTTATCATCCTAAACTAGCTAGAGTAAGTCTAGTCTATTATCATAATTCTATAAAGGGCTATATCTTTGTAGTCAACCATTCTGAGGGTTTTAACCTAGACCTTAAACTAGTTGAGTCATTCTTACAAAAGCACAGTAAGATCTATCTACTAGACAAAAAGATGCACTCTTATTATCTAGACCTTCCTAATTCTATTGATGTACAGTTTATCTGTCTAGACAAAAACAACGAGGCTAGTTCTTTTGAGTGCAATACCCATGTCCACAGAGACTTCTATATCAAGTATCCTAAGCTTCCTACTATAAATGAGATCATACCTATATCTAAGCACTATGAGAAATGTCAGTGCTTATATCAAATGGTCAAAGACTATTTTGAGCTTGAGATGGACATTGAACTTCAAGACAAGTTAGTAGATGCATATAAGACTGTAGAAGAGGCTGGTATAAAAGTAGACCTGTCTTGCCTCAACAAGAAGTACCAATTCCAGCATCCAGAGTACTCTTTACTAGGAGATACTATCTATTCTTATTACAATCTTTACAATCTAACTGCAAGACCTACTAACTCTTTTAATAGCGTTAACTTCTTGGCTATACCAAAAGACAATGACTTTAGAGAGTGTTTTGTGCCAAAAAATGACTTCTTAGTTGAGTTTGACTTTGACGCATATCACCTTAGACTAATATCTAGATTGATTGGTTTTGAGCCTCCTAAAGAGTCAATGCACAACTACCTGGGACGCGCGTATTTCCACGTGGCCGAGCTCACTGATGAACAGTATAAAGAATCAAAGGCTATCACATTTAAGCAGCTCTACGGCGGTATAGAGAAGCAGTATGAAGACATAGACTTCTTTAGTTCATTAAATGAGTTTATCAATCAAGAGTGGAAGAAGTATAACGCGTATAAAGCTCTAGTCTTACCAACAGGCAGGATCCTGAAGAAGATATCTGGCATGAATAAGCTCAAACTATTCAACTACATAGTCCAGAACCTAGAGACCAAAGAAAACATACATAAGATACTCCAGATCAACAAACTACTATCAGATAAAAAGACTAAACTCATTCTGATAACCTATGATTCATTCTTGTTTGACTTCTCACAAGATGATGGCAAAACACTACTAAAAGACATCAAGCATATCCTAGAATCAGGAGACATGCTAGTCAAACATAAGTACGGCATTAACTACGCTTTTTAAACATATTATCAATATTTATTAACAGTAAACTAATGGTTATGATAACTGAGGAACTAATTGAATTAACAGCGGAATCAATCATGAATAAACTTTTCTGTACCTTTTCTTCTAAAGACAATTTGGAAGATACCCTAAAGAGCATTAACAGGGAGTACACTATTCTATATAAAAAGATATTTGTTTTGGTGTCACAAGACTCTGATGAGTACATGTGTACCTACAACATTGAAATAGATGGTGGACCTACTAAAATCTTACCTAATACAATCTTACTTCATAGAAAGAAAGAGTCAAACACACTCTATACTATTAATGCCTTGAACACTTTGATCAAGAGTCTTAATGAAGGAGTACTAGATTCTACTTTTCCTATTAACTGGCCTGACTACAAGAATTGTATTTTACTAACTCAAGGAGAGGAGCTTCGGAGACTAAATACTACTATTCATAAGATAGTAGCGATCTAACTATAAAGATCGATTTTTATCTTTATCAATAATTAGTTACATTTACCTAAATCAGTTACATTATGGACATTTCAGTCATTAAATCAAGACTGTCCGCCCTACAAAATCCCCGTGGAGGACAAAAAAAAGACCTGTCTCAAACTATTTGGAGACCAGGTGTGGGTAAGCACTCTGTACGTATTGTGCCTTCTGTACTTAACAAGTCTAATCCTTTTAAAGAGGTTTACATGCATTATGGTATTAACAACAAGACCATGATTAGCTTGAGTAACTTTAATGAAAAGGATCCGATTGTTGAGTTTGCACAAGGACTTCGTAAGTCAAGCGAGAAAGAGAATTGGTCGTTGGCCAAAAAGCTTGAGCCTAAGATGAGGGTCTTTGCACCTGTTATTGTTCGTGGCGAAGAAGACAAGGGCGTTAGGCTTTGGGAATTCGGTAAGCAAGTTTACATGGACTTGTTGAGTATCGCTGAAGATGAGGACGTAGGAGATTATTCTGATCCTATTTCAGGTCGTGACATTACAGTTGAGACTGCTGGTAAAGAAACTACTGGTCTTATGTATAACACATCGACTGTTAGGGTTAGGACTAAATCAACTCCACTCTCAGATGATGCTGACAAGGTTAAGCTTTGGCTTGAAACACAACCAGATCCATTGGCTCAATTCAAGAGGTATTCTTATGATGAGATGAAAGAAGCATTGCTTAAACACTTGAACCCTGAAGAAGAGTTAAAAGAAACTGCAGATGCTGTTGAATCTAAGCCACTCAATGATCTTCCTTGGGAGAAGCCTAACACTGGTCAATATACGCTTAGTACGACTAAGCCAAGTATTGATTCGGCAATCGATGATTTATTTAATCTAGACTAACAAATAAGCCCTGACTTCGGTCAGGGTTTCTTAACTAAACAGTTTCGCACATGGCAAAATCATTAAACAGCACAATATCTAGTGCTATCAAAGGGACAGTAGACTTAGAGAAGTTTAAGAAGGGTAAGAACCTGTCTTCTGGAGTCGTATTCAAAGAGCAAAAGTGGATCCCTCTGTCTCAAGCGTTCCAAGACACACTGCAAATTCCTGGTATTCCTATTGGACATATCACGCTTCTTAGAGGACATTCAGATACAGGTAAAACAACTGCACTACTTGAAGCAGCAGTATCAGCACAGAAGATGGGCATACTTCCTGTCTTTATTATTACAGAGATGAAGTGGGACTGGAACCATGCTAAGGCAATGGGCTTTGAGTTCGAAGAAGTACCTGATCCACAAACAGGCGAGATTGTAGACTATAAAGGTTTCTTCTTGTATATTGATCGTGAAAG